CTACAACAGAGCTAATCCAGGTAAGCCTGGTCTTAAAGCTCCACAACCTGAAGGTGGTCCTCGCAAGAAATCATTCTGTGCTAGGATGTCAGGCATGAAAAAGAAATTAACTAGCTCTAAGACAGCTAACGATCCTAATTCTCGAATCAATAAATCTCTACGAAAGTGGAAGTGTTAACATGAAAAAATTAAATAAGGCCAAAGATGGTGTTAGTACACCAACAAAACGTTCTATTCCTGAACCAAAGAAAAAAGGTGCAATGGATGCATTAAAAGCTTTAAAATGGCAGGTATCTACTCTTGGAGGAGCTACAGAAGGATATAATCCTGCTCCAAGTAAAGAGGCTAAAAAATCTATGCCTGAAAGTAAGATGAAAGCAGGTGGTATGATTAAACGTGCTGATGGATCTATGTCTAAGCGTGGTTTATGGGACAATATACGTGCCAACAAAGGAAGTGGAAAGAAGCCAACTTCAGCAATGCTAAAGCAAGAAAAGAAGATAAAAGCTAAGAAAGCTCAAAATGGTGATGAAGTAAAAACTGTAGAGAGAGGTGAGCTTGAAAACGTTACAGTAACAGATAAAGCCCCAGCTAGATCTAAACCCAAGATGCCTTCAACTACGCCATCTAAATCAATGGACTTATCAGATAAGATTAAATCTGTAGCAAGTTCTGATAACAAAAAAACTGGACGTTTTCAAGCATTTAAAAATGATATGAAGTCTAGCTTACGTGGTTTACCAAAAGCATTACGTCCAATAGGTGCTACTGTAGCAGCTGGTGTAAATGCAATAGGTGGTCAAATGGGATTTAAAAAACGTACAGAAGCACAAAAACGTGCTGGTGAGCTTAATAGAGATGAGAAAAAGATGGGTGGTAAAGTGGCTAAGAAAATGGTACCTAAAATGATGATGAAGAAAATGTCTAAAAAGAAATAACAATGAAAACAATGATGAAAAAAGCAGCTATGGGTATACAAACTAAGCCTAAAGCTAAACCATTACCTCCAGCAGGTAAACAAACTCCTGCAGACTTCTATCCAGAGTCTTATGATAAGCTTCCACGTACAAAAAGTGGTGGAGCTAATTATAATGGACCTAAAGCTGGACCTCGTAAGATGGATCCTAAAGGTATGTCTAAGAATGGTAGTATGATGAAGAAAGCTAAAGATGGTAGTTCGTTTGCTAAACTTGCTCCTCCTTATGATAAAGCTACGTTTGCTGATAAAATTGCTGGTGCTACTAAAGGCAAAGCCAAATCAGGAATTAAGATGAAGAAAGCTATGATGGGTACAGATATGATGCAATCTCCTATGATGAAGAAAGGTGGCTCTATGAAGAAATGTAAATATGGCTGCAAGTAATTCAGGAGCAAAAGAGTTACTCGACACAATGATGGATGTTATGGAAAACATACAAAACTGTGATGATGCTGCTTATGGATTACGAATGAAGATTTTAAATAATATTGATTATTTGATAGATGCTTTAATGGAAGAATATGAAGAAAAAAAAACCTGTGCTTAAAATGCACAAGCCTGCAAAAGCACCTAAGGTGGCACCTCCTAAACCAATTAATGGTAATTATATGAGAGAGGCTGATACACCAAGTAGACTTAAAAGTCCTATGCTTCCTATGAAACAGAAGAGACTTTCTAAATAGATTTTTGTTCGTTTCGATTAAATTTGTGATTCATTTTGTTAAGTAAAAAGGGAACCATGTGGCTCCCTTTTTCTTTTTAAAATAACTGTAAATAATTATCATGGTTTCCCCAATAAGGATCTGTTTTGCTTAAATCTGTACTAGAATATATACTGTAGTGAGACGTGAAGTGATGACCATGATTAATGTGAACAGAAGGATTTTTACACTCCCACTTAGTTCTAATGATATTACCCACCTGAGGTTCAATTAGTCCTGAATTATTTACTAATGCATTAGCTAGAATAGATTCACAGTGAGTTATAGCTTCATCAAATCTCATTGTCATCTGATGGAATGGCTCATGTTTAGTTGGCACTGATTGAAATCCATCTTTACATATACCCATATAGTTCATGTTAGTGATAACTTCTCCTTCATTTACATTGGGATAATCAAAATAACCTTCTGGATATAATACATCGTGTTCTAGAAATGATACATACTTATAATCATTTATATCTCTAGCTACATACAATAATTGCATTACCTGCAATAACTGATTTAAATGAGAGTATGTGTGTGTCCAACAGATATATTCAGGAAAGGGATTCTCTGGTTCATTTCTCCACATACATGTAAGAATGTCAGCTTTTTCTTCAGCTGCTTTTTCTATACTCTTTAATGATGCAACTATAGCGTTGTTAATTTTTGGATTAATATTGTTGGAATAGAATATACCAAGTCTATCATTATTGGTAGAAGGGTAGACAAGTAGTCCACCCTCTTCCACTGTTATAGTTTCTGTATCAAATCTTACAACTAAACTTTTTCTATTTCCTGGAGAAGTATCTCCAATAATATCATTGTTTGCCATAATAATTAATCTATCGCCTTTAACTTTAGATTTAACTCTATGTAAACAATCTACACCACCATAAGTTGCGCTAAGTATTTGCATTACCAAACTAGGATTACATCAAATGGAGATACTAATAATTTATTCTCACCATTAATAGGAATCACTGGTGCTTTACCTAAAGATGCTGGATCTACCAATATCTCATCACCCACCTTGATGTCTGTAATAAGATCACCTACAGCATACACTGTAAGTTTATTAAGCTTCTGCATCATCTCTCTTTCAAGAGCTTCTTTTGTGTTCTCGTCCACAATAAGTTTACCTTCATCTTTCTTAGGAAGGTCTAGCAATAATCTATTGCCACGTAGTTGTTTGAAATCTGTCATTATACTTCAATATTAGTTAGTTTTTTAAATCTTAAAATATCATCACCTTTCAAATGAATATCTGATTGGAAGATGTCACGCTTACGTTGTACACCTACTACTTTGCCAGTCTTAGGATTGTGTGTAGGAACCTCCTCAACACGCTCGTGGATGTCATCTAGTAAAATAACTAGCTCATCATCAAATGCAATGCTGCGAATTACCTTGTTTACATTAAAAGAGTCTGTAAACTCTTTATCACCCTCTTTACGAGTGTAGAAAAATTGATTTGTCATTGGTTTATTTTATTTAAAAGTTCAATACGTCTCTTGTTAACTTCTTCAAATTTATACATACATGATTCTACATCAGTATGCTCATCCAAAGTTAATAAAATAATATTAGATTTATCATATTCTAGATCAGGATATTTATTCTTAGGGAGGATGTGATGAAAGAATGTTGATAATGGTTCCTTCCCTAAGTAATCTCCACTCACTTCTGAGTAATGTTTGCGTTCTTTCCAGATCTCTAAGAACAAGTTTCTCATTGTCTCTATCTTAGTCTTCTGTACAAACATGTCACGCTTAACTGATATCAGTCCTCCACGTTTAGGAGTGATGGGTTTACGCTTGATGTGACTCAAACATAAACCCTTACTCCATACATTTTTCTCACAGCCTTCTACACTACAAGTCTTCACAATCTTCTTCTTCTACTAGGTTGTTCATTTCTCTATTTATATACCAGATCGCCTTCTTAAGGTCTTGCTTAGCGCTACCCTTCTTATTAGATCTAAGTATATACTTGATAGCATTACCTAGAGAGAATCCTAAGTCATAGTTCTCAATGATATCTATAACTTCCATGCCACCACTACCTTGGTAATGATCAGGATGATTTACCATCTCTCTATCTAGTATCTGTTTTATCACTTTACGTGCTCCATATGGATCTTTTAGTCTATGATTAATCTCCTCTTGACTCAGCTGACCTCTTTCATCCATTTCTAGCATAGCTTTTTTTTTTCTTGCAATCGCTTCTTGATGCATTTCTTCTTCTAGTTGATTAATTTCCTGTCGAGCCATGTCCTGCTATTCCTCTTTCTGTTTCTGATAGTTCATCTACCTCTACATATTTAGTTAATGGTACTGGCATGATTACTAGTTGAGCAACACGATCACCCACTTGATACCATCTAGTAGCTCCCTTTTTAACATTGAATGTTATAAAGATTTCACCACGATATCCAGAGTCTATAACGCCTACAGAATTAGCCATAAATAAATCTGTCTGACGTATAGAAGAACGTGGGAATACAAGTCCCACCATTCCTTCTGGTATCTCTACTGCTAATCCTACACCATATACAAGATGATCATCATGATTTGACATACTTGTAGCTACAAGATCTGCGCCTGCATCTCCTGGCTTACCAAACTTAGGCGTTTGTGCTTCCTGCACTAATTTCTTGAAGTGTACTTTCATGTTCTTCTATTTTAATTATTTCTTGATTAGATAGTTTATTAACAATTTCTTCTTTTAATGAATCAAAGAACTCAGGATGATCTATAAGTATTTTTGTAAATTCATCAAGATCATACTTAGTTTCTTTATATGTGATTGTCTTACCATACTTACGTAGGATTTCAAACTCACTAGCCATATCCATGACCTCTAACATACGATCAATACCTACGCCAAATACAATCTCAAACTCTACACCTTTGAAAGGAGGGGCCATCTTGTTCTTGATAGTCTTAATCTTGGTTAGATTACCATAAGCTTCTGTACCTTCCTTAGCAAGAGTCTTACTAACTTCTACACGCACATCACTATAGAACTTTAATGCATGGCCACCTTGAGTTGTTCTAGGATCGCCAAACATCACACCAATCTTCTCACGATATTGAGATACAACAATAACACATGTATTGTTTTTAGATAGGATGCCTTTCAACTTAGGATAGACATCACTGTTAAGCTTAGCCTTTCTACCAATAGAACTATCGCCTACATCACCATCTAAAACTTTCTTAGGGATTAAAGATGAATCAGAGTCAATGATAACAAGATCAATCTCACCAGTGTTAATCATATCCATAGCAATTTGAAAACCCTCTTCACCACAAGTTGGCTGAGCAATTAACATGCTTTCAATATCTACACCTAATGATGCAAAATAGTTAGGATCAACAGCATGCTCGCCATCAATGTATAAAACCTTGCCACCACTAGATTGACAGTTAGCCACAGCATGTCCACATATAGTAGATTTACCTGAACCCTCCCAGCCTACAAGTTCATAAAGTTTCCCTTTAACGAAACCTCCTACACCTAGAGCGATGTAGTCAAATGCAATAGATCCTGTAGAAATAAGATCATATTCATTATGGTTTTTATCACCTAGTGATAGTATGGTACCCACGCCATACTTTTTGTTGAGCGCGTCTAATGCGTCCTCCAGCTTAGATTTACCTGAAGCTGCTTCTGTTTGTTTTTTTGCCATTTCGTTTATTTTTTTGTTATATAAAGATACAAAATATTCATTAAAAATAAAATAGCCTAGAAGCAAAACCTCTAGGCTATTTGGAATTCTCCACAATCTAAATACTAATCTTTAGATCCCTTAACCCACTTAGGAGTGTAAGGACAATTTAAGCATTTACTGCCACAACATGACCCTCTGCTTGCTAAGAATTCCTTAGACAAGCTCGCAGGCACCTCCACCACAGGCAACTGATTCGTTGAAGTTAACTGTATCATCTAGCTCTTTAATTTTAGTGATATCGATCTCTTTTAATTCACCAATACGTGAATTATATTGCTCTTCAGTGATGTCCTCAAAAGGAGCTTGCTGATAAGAACCACCCCAATAAGGTAGTACAGACAAACCATTATAGAATTCACGATTCTCCCACATCCAATCACCTACAATCTTCCACTCATCTTCTTTAACAGAGATGGTAGCGCTTACATTATGAGTGTTCTCACCATCTATGTGTCCTGAACCAATCCAATTGGTAGAGAAATGTTTAACTCTCTCTAATGTATCAAGAGCTGTCTCAGTACGAAGGATAGAATCCTCTGGCGCTTTAACAGGAATACGTACACAGATGGTATCTTGTGGGCGTAACACATCATCCTCAACTAACTCTGGATGATTAGTCATTAGATACTGTGCAATGTCTTCATTCTTGTTGAAACGCATTGTACGTAAATAATAATCATTATGCCAAGCATGTATACCAGAAGCTGTTCCTAACACTAGAGATGTAGTACCTGAAGGTTTGACACAACTAATACGAGCTGCTTCATTAATGCCAGTTTTCTCAGAGATCATCTGATTAACTTTCTTAGCTACAGTAGCTGCCATCTTTAAGTCGTATTTCATAATCTCACCACTTCCTATACCAGTCATACCAATACCTAATAAGGCATCATGTTGAGTTGTTTTAGCCCAGATAGGACGAAGATAATGAAAGTCAGTAAAGCCTGCCTGTAATGTGCCAAAGAATGCAGCTGCGCCTACACGATTGTTAAGATCATACTGGTCTTCTATATCACTTACATTAACCTCACACAAGTTACAGAACTGATAAGGACGTAGAGCAATCTCACAACATGGGTTGGTTCCCCAATCTTGGTTATTAGTCCAATACAATCCTGGTTCTCCACTTCCTGATGCTTCTACACGTTTCCATAAAGCAAAGAATTCTTCTTCTGTAACTTCTCCACGTGGTAATACAGCAGAGTTGTTAGCACGTCCACGTTGTTCATTAGTCTCCCACCAATTTCCATACTTACATGTGATCATCTCTTCATCTGTGTAATCAAATAAAGAGATCATGGCTGAGCGACGAATACCACCAGCTAACACTGAGTTAGCAATGTGACATAAAATATCATGGCACTCTAAAGGTGATAATGTTTCTCCTGGTTGCTTTCTATCTAAGATGGCTTGAACATGTACTAAGCACAACTTCAATGGTTCTGGTCCTGGTGCTTTACCACCTGCTGTTACAAGACGTGCACCTTTCTCACGAATAGCACGAAAGTCAAACTTAGGCATGAATCCACCTTCTAGATAAGCTTTCATTAGCACCTTCACTGCATCAGCCCATCCCATAATAGAATCTTCGATGAGATAGTTACGAGGTTTACCTGGTTTAGTGATGTCTGGTAGTTCACTAACGTGATGATATTGTACTGAATAGCCTACACCTGTACCACCTAATAATAAGAACATGGATTCAGAAAAGCTATGTAAGCTATCAATAGGAAGATAACAACAGTTGTAAATACGAGCGTTGTTAACTTCAGCAGCAGCACCAGCAAACTGTAGTGCTCTCATAGAAGGCAAGATCTTCTTGTCTCTAATCATTGGAATAGACTCCTTGATTGACTCCTCTAAATAAGGATACTTCTTGATCATCATTGCCTCATAGCGACCAATGATTTCATCCCACGTCTCTCTCC